CAGGTTGTGCGCGTGAGCGGCCACGACTGTTGAAAGCGAATAATCCTCGCAAGCCGGAGATCAGCACCGGCACGCTTCAATGTTAGTGAATGCGTAGGCTGATACGCAAAAACGGTGTCAAAGAGTCTTCTGTCTGCTAGTTTGATGACCCGTACCTGACTTTGCAATGCAGACATGCGGGAGATCAGCGCCCGCCGCTAACAGTCCGGCACAGGAGCTACGAAAGTAGCCTGCAAAGCGTATAGCCTGAATTTACAGGTGAACCCTATTGACGAATAGGGCTACGGACTTCCGGGGTAATAAGCCCCACCTTATACAGCCTTATACAGCCTTATATTTTGATATATAAGAGAAAGAAATAGGAAATGAAATACTATTTACCTGCTTATAACTTTGCTGTAGAGAAATATAAAAGTGAGTGGATTATGCTGCATAAAAGCAGTAATGCGGTATTAGCGACCACACCGGAGCAGATTGAAGCTGTACTTTGGTGGGCTGAAAACAACAACAAAAAATATGCCGAATTTGTTGAATTATCATTAAAAGAGCTAGGGGCGCATTTACAAATACGCTGGACCAAAACAGACGACCAAGAATGGCCGCTGAAAGTAATTTACAAACTTTTCAAACAAGGTGAGACTAAAAATCTGGATAAGCTACTTGCAAAAGAAAGCTATCCTAAACTAGCCCCATGCCGGACAATAACGGGGGAAAAGTACGCACAAATTCCGGGAGCATGGAAAGAGCGAATAAAAGCAGACGCGGAAACAATGGCACTGCCTGTTTATGTTGTTGACATTGATGGCGACCCTATAAAGTGGAATGGTTAAGTGTTGCAAAAACCGCATAATTGTGTAGAATAAACCTATCTATAGTAAAAAGTGGATAGAAAATGACTACTAAGCCGAAAACCGGACTTGGTCGGCCAAAAGGAATACCTAAGACCGGAGGAAGAACTGCCGGGACACCGAACAAAGCCACAAGGGAATTCAGGGAAACCATCAACAAGCTGCTAGAGGGCAACGCAGATAATGTTGCCAAGTGGCTAACAATAGTGGCAGAGGGTGATTTAGAAAGAGAAATTAAGCCTGACCCCGGCAAAGCCTTAGATTTACTCGCAAAGCTGGCTGAGTTTGCCGCGCCTAAGTTGGCAAGGACTGAGCATGTGGGTAATTCAGACAACCCATTGCAGGCGATCATGAAAATCGAGCGTGTAATCATTGACAACGCTAAAGATTGAAACTCCCAAATGGGCGGCTCCATTATTACAGCCTGCTCGATATAAGGGAGCGCACGGTGGACGCGGTTCGGGAAAGTCTCACGCATTCGCTGAAATGATGATTGAGGAACACATCCTAGACCAAAACAGTAGAAGCGTATGTGTCCGTGAAATCCAAAAATCATTAAACCAATCCGTCAAACGCCTATTAGAACTCAAGATTGAGTCGATGAATGCAGGCGCTTATTTTGAAATACAAGAATCTGTCATCAAAGCTAAAAAAGGTGATGGCTTGATAATCTTTCAGGGGATGCAGAATCACACGGCTGATTCAATCAAATCTCTGGAAGGATACGACAGGGCATGGGTGGAAGAAGCTCAAAGTCTAAGCCAGCGAAGCCTAGATTTACTAAGACCGACAATCAGAAAGCCAGGCTCTGAACTGTGGTTTACTTGGAACCCTAGCGAAGCCACTGACCCGGTAGATGTGTTGCTAAGAGGCGACAAAGTACCGCCAGGCTCGGTTATTGTCGAGGTCAACTTTGACGACAATCCATGGTTCCCGGATGTATTACGAGATGAAATGGAGTATGACAGAGACAGAGACCCGGACAAATACGCGCACGTTTGGCGTGGTCAGTACGTCAAGAATAGTTCTACTCGTGTGTTTAAGAATTGGATGGTTGAGGAATTTGACGCGCCAGCCGATGCAATTCACAGGCTGGGCGCTGATTGGGGCTATGCTGTAGACCCGACTGTACTTGTGCGCTGCCATATTATTGGACGCAAGCTATACATTGACTATGAGGCGTATATGGTCGGCTGTGAGATTGTTAATACGCCTGACCTATTTATGACAGTGCCAGAATCCGAAAAATGGCCGATTACCGCCGATTCTTCACGCCCTGAAACAATTGCGCACATGAGGAAAAACGGATTTCCTAAGATTATGCCTGCCGTAAAAGGCGCAAAGTCAGTCGAAGAAGGGATAGAGTGGCTCAAGTCTTACGATATTATTGTTCATCCGCGTTGCACTCATACTATTGATGAGCTGACAATGTACTCATATAAGACTGACCCGATGACTGGTAAAATCTTGCCCATACTAGAGGACAAGAAAAACCACGTCATTGATTCTCTAAGGTATGCTTGCGAAGGGGCAAGACGAGCGCAAACGGTTAAACCGCAAACAGTTATTCCCTTGCCAATTATCTCTAAATGGTAGAAAATCCGGCAAACAGGGGCAAGCATGGCACGTAAATCCACCGAACAGCGACTGACTGAAATACACGCTCAGGCGCTTACTGAATTCAGCACCATTCAATCAGCACTAAGAAGCGAGCGCTTACAATGCTTGCAAGACCGTCGATTCTATTCTATTGCTGGTGCGCAATGGGAAGGAAATCTGGCTGAGGTTTACGCTAACAAACCAAAATTTGAGGTCAATAAAATCCACTTGTCGGTGATTCGTATCATTAATGAATACCGAAACAATCGAATAACGGTTGACTTTATCAGCAAAGACGGCGACACAGAAAAGAAAACAGCCGATATGCTTGATGGACTGTATCGCGCTGATGAGCAAGATAGTACAGCTGATGAGGCCTACGATAACGCATTCGAAGAGGCTGTATCTGGTGGTTTTGGTGCATGGCGGATACGAACAGAATACGAAAATGAAGAAGACCCAGACGATGACAGTCAGCGCATTAGAATAGAACCGATATTTGATGCAGATTCGTCTGTATTCTTTGACTTGGAAGCAAAAAGACAAGACAAGAGCGACGCAAAGCATTGTTTTGTTATTACAGCAATTGAGCGCGAAGCCTATAAAAACACGTGGGGAGACGACCCGGCAACATGGGCAAAAGATATTACACAGCTTGAATTTGACTGGGAAACCCCGGACGTAGTGTATGTCGCCGAGTATTACCGCGTCGAGGAAAAGTCGGAAGTCGCTATCTTCTATCGAAATGCAATCGGCGAGGAAGAGCGCTACACACAGTCAGACTTTGACGCCGACGAACAGCTATTGTCTAATCTTGAAGCAGTTGGCTCAATTGAAGTAAGGCGCAAGCGATTCAAAACCAAAAAGGTAAGAAAGTACCTGCTAAGTGGCGGTAAAGTATTGGAAGACTTCGGCTATATTGCAGGTAAAAACATCCCGATTATTCCGGTCTATGGCAAAAGATGGTTTATTGATAACGTTGAGCGCTGCATGGGTCATGTGCGTTTAGCCAAGGATGCGCAACGTATCAAAAATATGCAGCTATCAAAACTGGCCGAGATTAGCGCAGCCAGCTCAGTAGAAAAGCCCATTCTCACACCTGAACAGGTGGCTGGTCATACGGTGATGTGGCAAGAAGACAACATTAAGTCTTACCCATATCTGCTCATCAATCCAATTAAGGACATGAACGGCAACGAGACCGCCGCTCCTCCTGTTGGATATACACGAAGCCCACAAATACCACCGGCCATGGCGGCTTTGTTGCAAGTAACTGAAACTGACATGCAGGACGTATTGGGTTCGCCACAACAGGCCGACAAGATGGTGTCGAATATCTCAGGCAAGGCTGTTGAAATGATACAACAGCGCCTAGATATGCAAGCATTTATTTACATGAGCAACTTTGCCAAGGCAATGAGGCGATGCGGACAAGTCTGGCTGTCTATGGCAAAAGACATATACTCAGCCGAACGCAAAAAAATGAAAGTAGTCACAGCATCAAAAGAAACGGCTACTATCGAAATGTTAAAGCCGAGCATCAACGAGCAAGGCGAAATGGTCTATGAAAATGACATATCAAAGGCTAACTATGATGTGACTGTTGATGTCGGACCTTCGAGCTCAAGCCAAAAGGCCGCCACTGTACGTGCTCTCACGGGAATGCTGGCCATTACATCAGACCCAGAAACACAGCAAGTCTTACAAAGCGCTGCCATGATGAATATGGAAGGCGAAGGAATCGGCGAACTGCAAGGCTTTTTCCGTAAGCGTCTGGTAAAAATCGGCGCTATTGAACCGACCGAAGAAGAAGCCCAAGCTATGATGATTGAGCTACAGGGCAAACCCCAAGACCCGAACGCGATATTCTTGCAGGCCGCTGCTGAAGAGGCTGTGGCTAAAGCTGCTAAAGCTAGGGCTGATACGGTAGAAACTATTGCATCTGCTGAGTTGAAGCGTGCCCAAACGGTTAAAACGTTGAGCGATGCTGAACAAGGTCAATTTGAATACAATGAAGCGCCAAAAATTGAACCTGTTCAACAACAAATACTTCCACCAATAGAAACGCAAGGTAACTGACTCTATACAGGCTGAAAAAGAAAAAGAATTGACACTTGCAGCGGCTGAATTAAAATCAATCTTGCAAGAGGAGGTGGAAATTATCGAGGCATACTTAC